GAAGTAAAACATGGCTGTATCAGGAGTTGCAAACTTCAATCTTGACCTCACGGAAATAGTTGAGGAAGCGTTTGAACGTGCTGGCTCCGAACTACGTTCAGGCTATGACTTGCGCACTGCTAGACGCAGTTTAAACATCATGTTTGCCGATTGGGCAAACCGTGGAATAAACATGTGGACGTTTGAGCAGGGGACAATTACTCTTGTTTCCGGAACAGCCACATATGACCTCCCAGAAGACACTGTAGATCTTCTGGAACATGTAATCCGTACCGGGGCAGGTAACTCTTCCACTCAGGCGGATTTGACAATCACCCGCATTAGTGTTTCTACCTATGCAACTATCCCCAATAAGCTGCAACAGGCTCGTCCTATTCAGGTGTGGATAGAGAGGTTGGAAACGCCTAGATTCACAGTTTGGCCCGTACCAGACGATTCCCAGACTTATCAGTTTGTTTACTGGCGTTTGCGCCGCATAGACAATGCTGGCACTGGTGTAAACACAATGGATGTACCGTTTAGGTTCTTGCCTTGCATGGTAGCAGGGTTGGCTTATTACTTAGCTTTAAAAGTTCCCAATGGTGGTAACAGGCTAGATGTGCTGAAGCAACAATATGATGAAGCTTGGGCTTCTGCGGCGGAAGAAGACCGCGAGAAGGCAGCAGTGAGGTTTGTACCTCGCCAAGTATTTATTGGAAGCGGAACGTGAGTAACAGGTTTGCATCTGGCAAGAATAGTATTGCCATGTGCGATAGATGTGGTGCTAGGTTTAAATTAACGGAACTACGCAAAGAAATTATCAAGACAAAGACGTACAATTTGCTTGTATGTGGTTCTTGTTGGGATCCTGACCAGCCTCAGTTACAACTTGGTATGTATCCAGTAGATGACCCACAAGCTGTACGTAATCCTCGTAATGACAGCACATATGTAACTGCGGGGGTTAATACTTCAGGATTTCCTACTGGAGGTTCAAGGGATATACAGTGGGGTTGGAATCCTATAGGTGGCGCTAGTATTTTTGATGCAGTTTTAACGCCTAACTACTTGGTTGGAACTACAAGTGTTGGCACAGTAACGATAACGGTTTCATAGGAGTTTATGATGGCTAAAGAAAACATGAAAAGCGATCTGGCACAAGATAAAGCCATGATCAAAAAAGCGTTTAAACAGCATGATGCTCAAGAGCATAAGGGTGGTAAAGGTACATCCTTAAAGCTTAAAAAAGGTGGCCCTACCGGTGAAGACCGTATGCGTATGGGTCGTAACATGTCTCGCGCAGCTAACCAAAAGACGGGGTAAATCATGGCATACAGTATGAAAAAAGGCGGTAAGGAAATTGGCTCTGCCACTGTCTACGCACAACCACACACGATGGACGGCAAAAAAATGACCAAAGCACCAGTTGAGTTTGGTACAAACCCCGGCTTTCCTCCTAATCGCAGCAAACTAGATACATATGATGTAAGCATTGGTAGCATCAGCAAATCTGCTGGGGATGAGCCAATTAAAACTGACGGTATCAAAATGCGCGGAACCGGCTGTGCTACCAAAGGCGTTATGTCAAGAGGCCCGATGGCATGAACTACGCTGCGCTTGTAGTTGCGATTTCTGATTACACGGAGAACACCTTTCAAACGGTGGATGTAAACCTGTTTATTACGCAGGCAGAGCAGCGCATCTATAACACAGTGCAGTTCCCTTCGCTTCGCAAGAACGTGACGGGCGCGGTTACAGTCAACAACAAATATTTATCCTGCCCTGATGATTTCCTAGCCCCTTACTCGCTAGCTATTTACCCTTATGGTGGCGGTGATTACACATACCTTTTAAACAAAGATGTAAACTTTATCCGTGAAGCTTACCCTAGCCCCACTAGCACAGGAACGCCCAAGTACTACGCTTTATTTGGCCCCACAGTTTCAGGGTCTACTGTTACCAATGAGTTGAGTATTATCGTAGGCCCAACTCCAGACACTGCGTATTCTGTAGAACTTCATTACTACTACTATCCTGAGTCAATCACTACAGTTGCTAGTGGTCAGACTTGGCTGGGTGATAACTTTGATACCGTATTGCTGTACGGCGCTTTGGTAGAAGCGTACACCTACATGAAGGGTGAGCAGGACATGATGGCTTTGTATGATGGCAAGTACAAAGAAGCCCTTGTGTTGGCTAAACGTCTGGGTGACGGCATGGAGCGTCAAGACGCATACCGCAGCGGTCAATATAGGCAGGCTGTTACATGAGCATTGTTCAGACCCAGACTACCAGCTTCAAGAAGGAGTTGTACACGGCTGTCCACAATTTGTCCACGGACACAATTAAGATTGCTCTGTACACCGCCAATGCGGATTTAAACGAAGCTACTACGGTTTACAGTGCTACCAATGAGGTGTCTGCTACAGGTTACACGGTTGGCGGACAGGCTATGACTGGAGTGGCTATTAGTTCATCTGGTTCCGTGGCCTATGTGAACTGGAGTAATGTGTCTTGGACAGCAGCTTTAACTGCTCGGTGTGCTTTGATTTACAACGCCACGCAGGGTAACAAATCAATTGCGGTTCTGGACTTTGGGTCTGACAAAACATCGACCACTACGTTTACAATTACCATGCCTGCTAACACCTCAACCACTGCACTTATTAGGAGTTCAAATTGATAGTTACAACCACCAAAGGCGATATGGACGATTCTCTGTTGGAGCATCGTTCAGGCGAAGTTAACAACGATAATGAATCAACGGTTTGGACTGAGTACTGGCTTGACGGCGAGTTAGTTCACCGCTCTGCGCATATAACGTTGAAAAAAATGCCGGGATTTGCCGGTGCTGAAGTTGCTACTTTTTAAGGAAATATCATGGCAAATAGTCAATCAATGTGTACATCGTTCCTTGGTGAACTAATGCTGGGCCAACATCAGCTTGGCGCTTCTACTATTGTTTCTCGTACCAGCTTAACCTCGCCTACTACGGACACGGTAAAAGCCGCGCTGTACTTGGCCTCTGCCACAAAAGATGCTAGTACTACTGTTTACAACACAACTGGTGAAGTATCTGGTACTAATTACACTGCTGGCGGTGTAACGGTAACTAATGCAACGGCTCCAACTTCTACCAATGCGTCTTCTACGGCGGGTGTAGGGTATTGGACGCCCTCCGCAAGTATTGTGTACACAACCGTAACGCTAAGCACTTCGTTTGATTGCGTGTTGATTTACAACTCTACACAGAGCAATAAGGCCATCAGCGTTCATACCTTTACCGCGCAGACCATCACTGCTGGTACTCTGACCCTGACGATGCCTTCTAATACCACTACGACTGCTTTGTTGCGTTTGGCTACAACTTAATAGCGGAGGTCGGGATGAAGATCGACTTTGAGTTTGAAACTCCTTATGGTAAGTTTGCGGATGCGCTGCATTTGCCGGATGACCACACGTTAAGCGACGTTGAAATTCAAGCAATGAAACAACAACGTGTGGACAACTGGATTGCCGTAGTAACTGCTCCCTCCGTAGAAGAACTATCTCCTGCTGAAACTCCACAGGAGTAAGGCATGGCTAATCGTTATTGGGTGGGCGGTGCTGGGAATTGGTCTAGCACTACAAAATGGTCTACGTCATCGGGTGGGGCATCGGGCGCGTCTGTGCCTATTTCTACTGATGACGCAATCTTTGACGCTAACTCTGGTGGAAAATTTACAGCTACTGTTGATACCGCACAGTCCGTAAATTCAATTACGATTACACCCAGTGCGGTTGTTGGTGTTCAAGAAATTGCTTTGTCTGCCCGTCTTACTACCAATAACTTGACAACAACGGGAACGGCAGGCAATAACCGCATTTGGTTTCGTAGCACCACTTACGGAATTGATCAAGATTTTTCAATTAACGGTGCTGTTAGTATTTCAGATTGCGACTTCCGTGACATCTACGTCATTGGCACTGCCGCACCTATTTCCGGTACACGCATTGGCAACTTGCGTGGTTGTTCTGGTATTACGTTTAGCACAACTAAAACGGTGTATTGGAATTTAGCTGGAGCGCAAAACTGGAGTGCTACAGGTTGGGCAACCACATCAGCAGGGACACCTTCAACCGATAATTTCCCATTAGCGCAAGACACCGCGACATTCACTGACGCAGGTTCGGTGACAGGCACGATTACGATGAATTCCGCCATCCCCTACACGGGCACGGTAGATATGTCTGGTCGTACAAGCGCAATGACATTGGCTACAAGCGCATTCACTATTTATGGAGATTGGAAGAACGGTTCTGGTACAACGTTATCTGGAACAGCCGCTCTTACTTACTCAGGACGAAACACCCAAACCATTACCAGTGCGAGTAAGACATTTACACAACCATTAACCGTTGATTCTTATGGCGGCACGGTTCAGCTTGCTGATGCATTAAACATTGGCACAAACGCAATTACCGTTACAAATGGAACATTTGATACCAAAAACTTTAATGTAACTGCCCTAACTTTGTCGTTCAGTAACTCCAATGTTAGGGCTATTACTCTTGGGTCAAGTACAGTTGCATTAAGTGCTATAACACAAACTTTAACATCATCTATTACAAATTTAACATTTAATGCTGGAACATCACAAATAAACTTTAGCGGATCAGGAGTTACTCTTGGTAGTGCAAATGCAGGTTTGACGTTTTATAACGTATCTTTTACTGATACGACAGCATCAACTCACAGTATAAGTGGCGGACATACTTTTAATAATCTTACTATTACTGCCCCTGCTTCCGCAGGTTTAATGCAATGTACTTTTGGTACTGGAGCCAACCAAACTATTACCGGAACACTCACTGTTGCAGGAGCTACAGCAGTCCGCCGAATTTTCTTGCAGTCAAGCACTCTTGGGAATACTATTACTCTAACAGTTGGAACTCTTTCAGCTACCGATTGTGATTTCCGCGACATAACGCTTGCTGGCGCTGCGGCAGGATCATCTCCAACAAGGGCGGGAGACTGTGGTGGTAACACAGGTATTACATTTCCTGTTGCTAAGACTGTGTACTGGAACTTAGCTGGCGCTCAGAACTGGAGTGCAACGGGCTGGTGTCCTAGCTCTGGTGGAACGCCTGACATCAATCAATTCCCGCTTGCTCAAGATACAGCAGTGTTTGATAACACAGGAAGCGTGACGGGAACAATTACTTTTGATGTGCGTTGGAACATTGGTACGTTTAATGCCTCTGCGCGAACAAGCGCAATGACGTTAAGTTCAGGTGCTGTTATTTATGGTAATTGGGCTAATGGCACAGGAATAACCCTTTCTGGTTTTTCCACATTAACATTTTCTGGGCGTGGAACACAAACAATTACTTCTAATGGTATAACATTTTCACAAAATATTACTATTACAACCCCTACAGGAACAGTTCAACTTGCAGATGCTCTTGTAATAAACAGTACTCAAAATTTAAATATTAACCTTGGTACTTTTGATGCTGTTAGTTATAACGTAACAGTAGGTTTGTTTAGCTCTAATACTGGTACTACTACCATAACTACAAAAATGGGTTCTGGTACATGGACGCTTTCTGGAACAGGCGCTGTTTGGGGTCATAGCGCAAGTACAAATAATGTTCTTATTAAAGGCACTGCAAACATTGTTTTGTCTGACACTAGCACTACAGCAAGATCATTTGCTGGTGGTAGTAAATCCTACAACAAGCTCACTATTGGCGGCACGACAGGTGTATCCACAACCACCATTACTGGCGATAATCAATTCACCGAAATTGCTTCTACTAAAACGGTAGCTCACACAATTGCACTTGGTTCAACCACGCAAACTTTTGGTGCATGGACAGTCACTGGAACGGTTGGCAACGTAGCCGCAGTTACTGGCTCTGGAACTATCATCATTGCTGGCGCACGAGTATCTGGCGTAGATTACCTTGCCCTTGGAACAACCGCAATCAGCACCACAAGCCCCGGAGAGTTCTACGCCGGAGCCAACAGCACAGGAACAGGCACTGGAGTTATCCTGACCACTGCTCCTTCTGCTACAACACGTTATTGGCGTGGTGGTACAGGCACATGGGACGCAACTACCACAACCAACTGGTCAACATCTTCCGGTGGACTTGGTGGTGCTTCTGTACCCACATCTGCGGATGCAGTGATATTTGATACGCTATCTAACGCCACTGCTTATACGGTCACTTGCACAGCCACACAGCTTCGTTGCGCGGCATTGACGATGGCTGGCCCTGCTACGGGGAATGTAACTTTTGCTGGCACTGCGCCATTGGCTATCCACGGTAATGTGAGTTTGGCGGCTACAGGTATTACAAACTCTTATACTGGAGCAATAACGCTAACTGGATCAGCAACAGGTAAAACATTTACAACTAATGGCATAACGTTTAGTTCAACAACGGAAGTTAATGGTGTTGGCTCTGGATGGACACTAGGCAGTGCTTATACTACTAACACGTTGTTGACAGTAACAAACGGAATATTTGATACTGGAAATTACAGTGTTAATACTACTTCATTTAATTCAGATAACAATAATAATCGGACAATAAACTTAGGCAGTAGTACTATTACTATTTCAAGTACTACTCCTTTAAGTTTTGCTACAAATACAAATTTTACTTTTAATGCTGGAACTTCAACAATAAATTGTTCAGCTTCTACTTTAACTTTTACAACAGTTGGAAAAACATTTTATAACGTTAGTTTTACAAACACTAACTCAGGTTCGGTAAGTTTGAGCGGTGTTGGTACGTTTAACAACTTGTCATTTACAAATAATGCTGCTGCTGGCATAAAATATATTTTTCTTTTAGCAAATCAAACAATTAATGGTACTTTAACAATATCAGCAGGGACAGATGCAACTTACCGAACATTTGTTTCATCAGATACCATTGGAACAACACGCACACTGACTGTTAATAGTTTTGCGGCTACATCAGATATTGACTTTGGCGACATTACTATTGCAGGAACAGCTTCTCCAATTAGTGGTACTAGGTTTGGTGATTGCAAAGGCAACAGTGGAATTACGTTTGCATCAGGAGTTAACAAATATTGGAACCTTGCCGCTGGCGGTAATTGGAACTCAGTTGGATGGGCTACATCTAGCGGAGGTACGCCAGCAGTTAACAACTTTCCACTAGCACAAGACACAGCAATTTTTGAAGCCACAGGGCTTAATTCGGCAGCTACAGTAATTATCAACTTCTCCTATAACATTGGGACAATTGATATGTCTGCCCGTACTAGCAATTTAATGACATTGACTAATGGACTAGCTAACAATGTTTACGGCAATTGGATTACCGGAGCAGGAACTACGTATACAGGTGTTGGCACATTAACTTTTGCTGGGCGCACAAGTCAAACTATTACAAGTGCAAGCAAAACATTTACACAAATATTTGTAATTAATACTCCAAGCGGTTCTGTAACTTTACAAGATTCTTTAATATCAAGCGGTGGATTATTTACCGTTACGGCGGGTACTTTTAATGCGGCAACATACAACGTAAATTTATCTAGTTCATCAGGAGGAGTACTTGCAACTGGAGCCGCAACAAAAACTATTGCTACGGGATCAGGAGTTTGGACAATAGCTGGCTCTGGTTCTGCTTGGAGTGTAAGTAGTGTTACTGTTACAGGCACAAGCACAATTAACTTAACAAGCGCATCTGCTAAAACATTTGCTGGTGGAAGTATTTCCTACTCAGGCATTATTATTAATCAAGGTGGCGCTGGTACTTTAAGTTTTAGTGGTAACAATACTTTTAAAGATATTACTAATACTTACAGTGGTATAGGCGCAACCACGATTAATATTGGCGCAACAACCCAGACGGTTACCCAATTTACCGGCATAGGCACTGTTAGTAATGTACTTACAATCCAAGGAACATCCGCAGCCAGCCCCGGCACATTAATTTTTTCAGGCGCAGGGAAAGTTACGGAAGCTGACTATTTGGCTATTACTAATGTAAGAGCATATAGCTTATCAAACACATGGTATGCCGGAGCAAACTCAACTAACAATGGATCATTGGGTTGGATATTTTCAGATGGCGCTGCAAAAATAGCACTAACAGGGCTTTTGGCGCTTGGTGGTCTTGGAACAACTACTGCTTCTCAAGCGGTTTCTTTTGCGGTTACAGGTGTTTCAGCCGCTGGTAGTTTAGGAATAGTCACTATAACCCAACCTATTACAAGCGTTTTAGCTACGGGAAATGTAGGGACAATTACTGCTCTTTCTTCATCTGTGGTATTGCCTGTTACAAACGTTTTAGCTATAGGTAATGCAGGAACAATTACAAACTCCCAAGATTTAGCAAGGACGTTGACTGGTAGAGTAGCCACAGGTAATATAGGAACAATTACTGTAAATAGTGGTTATTCTATAGATATTACAGGTGCTTTTGCTACAGGAAATTTAGGCACAGTTACCGCACTATCATCGTCTAAAGTATTGCCGGTTACGGGTGTTTTTGCAATTGGAAATTTGGGTGATGCGTCGGCTTCCCAAGATTTATCAAGGACACTGACTGGGAACTTAGCCACGGGTAATGTAGGTACTGTAAATTATGGTTTATCTTTAGACCTAGTTGGTCGCCAAGCTGCTGGTATCCTTGGAACAATTGATTCAGCCCAAGCGGTTGTGTTTGCTATTGCAAGCAATTTTGCAACTGGAAGTCTTGGAACAATTGCAGCGTCCCAAGCTTTATCACAGGGATTAACTGGAAATCTTGCATCAGGCTCAGTTGGAACTGTGGCTTACGGCTTGTCTTTGGATCTAAACAATGTCCTTGCAAATGGCGCGGTTGGAACAGTAATAAATTCTCAAGTGGTTACAAAAGTGTTGACGGGAGTAAACGCCTCAGGTATTGTTGGCAATATTGTTCCAGTTAGCTGGCAACTAATTAATGATGCTCAAAATGCAAACTGGGTTCTTGTCAACAATGCTCAGACAACCACATGGCAACTTATTAATACGCCAACGTAATATTTATTAGTGAGAAACTACTATGACAGTCAATTACACAACCAACCTATCCCTTGGGCAACCGGTAACCGGCACTGAGTCTGGCACATGGGGCGAAGATGTAAACAACAGCGTAACGTCTTACTTGGATATTGCCATTTCGGGGTCGTTGGCGCTCACTTCGGCATCTTTTACATCAAATGCCCTCACTTTAGTTAATACGCAAGGTACAAGTTCAGTTACCAATATTGGCGTTACAACAGCCCAATACTATGTACTCAGGCTAAGTTCTCTTGCAGCAAGCGTGACTATCACGGCTCCAAGCGTAAGCAAGACCTATCTGGTTGTCAACGCAGACGCTACCTACTCAGTCACTGTTAAAGCCTTGGGTCAAACAGGAGTTTCTGTTGTAGCGGGCGAAAAAGCCGTGGTGTACTACAACGGTACGGACTACATCAAGATTACATCTAGCGTAGTGTCTAACTTAACCGGCACCCTGCCAATCGCTAATGGTGGAACGAACTCAACCGCAACCCCAACTAATGGGGGCATTGGTTATGGAACTGGTACAGCGCATGCGTATACAGCGGCGGGAACGGCTGGACAAGTAGTGGTGTCTGCTGGAGCCGCTGCACCAGCGTTTGGTGTTGGAACCGCTACTACCCCTGTAGTAGTTACTTTTTCCGCCACTGCAATGACGGTCAACTGTGCGCTGTCAAACGTATTTACAACCACAATGACAGCCAACGTAACAGTTGCCCCAACCCTGTCCAATCCAATTGACGGGCAGACCATCAACTGGTTTATCACACAAGATGCCACAGGTAGCCGTACCATTACTTGGCCCACATCGTTTAAATGGGCTGGCGGTTTTACGCAAACTCTTAGTACGACGGCTAGTGCAGTAGACCTATTAGTAGCTACGTATCGTAGCTCTACTGGGTTTTGGTACGCATCACTTGCAAAGGGGTTTGCATGACTTTTGCCGCACGCAGGTCAGTTGCCCAAGCAGGGATAAATGGGTTTACTACGCCCGCGCTAATGAATGGATCAACAGCCATTGCGTACATTGAAAACGTTACAGTTAATTCATCTGGATTGTTTGTGGCTGTTGGTTTTGATAGTTCTGGTGCGCCTTTATACGCTACTTCTTCTAACGGTGGTACTTGGACTACACCTGCGGCTATGAATGGGTCATCAGCTTATGGGCAGATAAATGGCGTTACAGTTAATTCATCCGGTTTATTTGTAGCTGTTGGTACTGATATTTCAAGCTTTCCCGTATATGCTACTTCTTCTGACGGCAGTACTTGGACTACGCCCGCACAAATGAATGGGTCAACTGTTATTGCGTACATGCAAAAAGTTACAGTTAATTCATCCGGTTTATTTGTAGCTGTTGGTTATGATAGTTCTGGTGCGCCTTTATACGCTACTTCTTCTAATGGCAGCACATGGACTACACCCGCACGAATGAACGGGTCATCGGCCATTGCGTACATTCAAAACGTTACAGTTAATTCGTCGGGGTTATTTGTAGCTGTTGGTTATGATAGTTCAAACGCCCCCCTTTATGCCACTTCTACCAACGGTAGTACATGGACTACGCCAGCACGAATGAACGGGTCGTCTAGTTATGCGCGCATGACAAGCGTTGCAGTTAATTCGTCAGGGTTATTTGTAGCTGTTGGTTATGGTAGTTCTGGTGCGCCTTTATACGCTACTTCTTCCAATGGTAGTACTTGGACTACACCTGCGGCTATGAATGGGTCAACTTCTTCCGCAGGCATGAGAAGCGTTACAGTTAGTTCATCAGGATTATTTTTAGCTGTTGGTATTGCTTCAATTGTTGTTTCTTCTGACGTTCCACTTTATGCTTTTTCTTCTAACGGTAGTACTTGGACTACACCTGCGGCTATGAATGGATCAACTACCAGTGTATCAATAAACTCTGTTACAGTTAATTCATCCGGTTTATTTGTAGCTGTTGGTTTTGATAGTTCTAGCGCGCCTTTGTTTGCGTATGCACTTTTATAAACAGGAAAAATAATATGTATGCGCCTGTTTCTGTTTTGTTTTCTGATGCTGGTAACAGTATCGTCGGCACAGGACAAGCTCATGCTATCTACGGAGCCTCCTCCTCTACCAAAGCCAAAACCCAAACAAACGATTTGCGCGGTGCAGGAGCTATACGTTATTGGTTGGACAATGCACGACCCAGCAGATCGCCACAAAGCCATGCTGCAATGGTTAGATAAGTCAAAGTGTAGCGTGGATGACTACACGCTTATATGGAACAATTTGCCCGAGTGGGCAGGGACATCGGATAGCCCAGCTTTACGGGCCAAGATTATGGAGAAGGCAAGATGAATAGTAAAGATAAGTTGGTAAACGTCGTGACATACATGGTCACTGCTACCCTGTGTGCCGTTGTGCTGTCTTTAATCTGGGCGCTGATCCACGGCCTGTTTGTCAAAGAAGTAGACAACACAAAGATATTTGAGATTATTGGCCCTGCTTTTCAGACCATCATCGGCGGCTTGATAGGTTGGTTATCGGGCCTCAAAGTAGGCGCACACAAAGAAGAGGAGCCTCCAAATGTCCCTTGATCCAGTATCCGCACTGCTTGATATCGGCGGCAAAGTCTTTGATAGGGTTTTCCCTGATCCTGCACAGGCGGCTAATGCCAAGCTAGAGTTAATGAAACTCCAACAGTCTGGTGAGTTAACCCAGATTGCGGGGCAGATGGAAATCAACAAGGTAGAGGCTGCAAGCTCTAGTATCTTTGTCTCTGGCTGGCGTCCAGCTATTGGGTGGATATGTGGCGCTGGGTTTGCTGTGCAGTTCGTAATCGGCCCACTAGCTGAATGGGGGTCTGCGCTGGCAGGTCATCCCGTCAAGTTCCCAACGATGGACACTGGAACCATGATGCCGTTATTGCTGGGTATGTTGGGCTTGGGCGGTATGCGAACTGCTGAGAAGATGCAAGGCGTGGCTGCAAAATGAACTTGACCAAGAACTTCACCCTAGAAGAGCTAACTATTACCGATCACCGCGAGTTTGACAATACACCCAATGAAACAGAGCGAGCAAATTTGGTGCGATTGGCTGGCTTACTGGAGTTGGTCAAGGTGGCGCTTGGAGGTAAACCCGTCATGGTCAACTCCGCCTTCCGATCTAAAAAAGTCAACGATGCGGTTGGTTCCAAAGATACAAGCCAGCACAGGGTTGGCTGCGCCGTGGATATCCGTGTTCCCGGCATGACCCCAGATCAGGTTGTAAAAGCTGTGATAACTGCTAAACTCCCCTTCGACCAACTGATCCGCGAGTTTGACCGCTGGACGCACATTAGCATACCCAATGACCCCAAGGGAAAACCACGAGGCCAGACGCTAATCATCGACAAAACGGGGACTCGCCCTTACGTTTAAAGTACCATGCCCTTACAGAAACTGACGCTCAAGCCGGGGGTTAACCGGGAAAACACTCGGTACACCAACGAAGGTGGTTGGTATGAGTCCGACAAGGTACGGTTTCGTCAAGGCACGCCTGAAAAGATAGGCGGATGGAAGCGTATTTCAAGCGCTACGTTTCTGGGAGTATGCCGTTCTTTATGGAACTGGGTAACGCTTCAGTCCCAAAACCTGCTTGGTGTTGGCACAAACTTAAAGTTCTACATTGAGAACGGCGGTGCGTATTACGACATCACCCCAATTCGCGCAGCAGTCACGCTGACCAATCCTTTTACAACGGCCTACAGTACTCTGTCAGCAACAATAACCGCAACGGATACCTCTCTTACTGTTGCGTCTGGAACAAATTTTACGTCAAATGGTGTTATCTTAATAGGCACAGAGCAGATTGCTTACACAAGTAAATCTACAAACACGCTTAATGGTTTAACCCGTGGCTACAATAGTACATCCGCAGCACCGCATACATCCGGGGATGCTGTCGGTTCTTACAACATCACAGTAACAGATACTAACAGTGGGTTCTTTAATAACGACTATGTAACTTTTTACAACGCCTCAGCAGTTGGCGGGGTTACGGTTTCTGGTGAATACCAATTAACTTTAATCCCCATTTCACCTTATTTAACAAATACAGCGTACTCCATATTAACCACAACTGCGGCAACTTCTGCGGCAACGGGCGGCGGCATAGTCTACGCTGTCTATCAAATTGCTATTGGCGCTGCCACGTATAACCCAGCAGTGGGGTGGGGCGCAAGCGCATGGGGAACTCCACCTACAGTAGCGCCTCCTTCTATAATAGGTACATGGGGATACGGTATTATTTCTCCAGATGCCATGCGTATTTGGAACCAATTAAATTGGGGTCAAAATTTAGTATACGGCCCTCGTGGTGGGCCAATGTACTACTGGGATGCAACCGTAGGGTATTCAAGTACTACGATTACGATTTCTAATGCTTCACCTTGCGTTGTTACCTGCACTTTGGGACTTGCGGATTTAACGCCTATCACACTTTCTACAACGGGCGCACTGCCAACAGGCTTGCTGCCGGGTACTATCTATTACGTAAAGTACTTGACTTCCACTACGTTTAATTTGGCTACATCCGCCACGGCAAGCGCAACACTATCCGGTGTAGTTATTACGGGTATAGCAGGGCAGTTTAGTTGTACCGCTTCAAGTACGACTTTGGCAGTTGGGCAGTCAATAACAATTAGTGGTACATACGGCGGTACTGGCTCTATTACAGGATATGTTAATCCCACTACCTATTACATTATTGCTACTAACAACTCAACAACATTTACTTTATCAACCACTGCGGGAGGTTCTGGCATTGCAACTACAGCGGGTACGCCGACAGGACTTACTTATACCCTATCAACAACTATTAACACTTCTTCTGCTGGATCAGGTACGCAGTCTATTTCCCCCCGTGGCATTCTGTTGTCTAGCCTTGCTGGGTCTGATGGTTATTGCCCGCTGTATCAAAACACATTTAACATATCTGATGCCAGCCGGTTTTTAATTGTATTTGGTACCAATGACTACGGCAGCACAACGCTTGACCCCATGCTTATTCGTTGGTCGGATCAGGAGTCTTTGACCACATGGCTCCCCGCCATTACTAATCAAGCTGGCAGCGTTCGCTTGTCCCACGGCTCTAAAATTGTTACTACTCTGCAAAGCCGACAAGAGATCGTAGTGTGGACAGACCAGTCTTTATATTCCCTTCAGTATCTTGGCCCGCCTTACGTGTGGGGTTCTCAGCTTCTTGCAGACAATATATCTATCATTGGCCCTAATGCAGCGGCAATGGCTTCCGGTATTACTTATTGGATGGGTGTGGATAAGTTTTATAAATACGATGGTCGTGTACAGACTTTACGTTGTGATTTACGGCAGTTTATTTACAACGACATAAACTTAATTCAGTCCGATCAAGTATTTGCAAGCACCAATGAAGGTTTCAATGAGGTTTGGTGGTTCTATTGCTCAGAAACTGGGCCAAACGGAACTAATAATGTTTCCAATCCAAATACTATTGTTGACCGGTATGTTATTTATAACTACGCTGAAGACACTTGGTATTACGGGTCTATGCAACGCACAGCATGGCTAGATACTGGCCTACGTAACTTTCCAATCGCAGCAACATATAGCTACAACATCGTAGAGCATGAAAATGGTGTAGATGATGGAACCACATTCCCAGCTACTGCTATTACTGCAACCATAACTTCGTCCCAGTTTGATATTGGAGATGGGCATAACATGGCATTTGTCTGGAGGATGTTGCCTGACCTGACATTCCGGGGGTCTACAGACGGAACAATTCCCGCGTTGACTATGCAGCTACTTCCGCTACAAAATTCAGGTTCTGGGTATAACGATCCTAAGTCAGTGGGCGGAACAAGCTCTAGTGCAGAACAGGCGGTAACCGCTACTCAGACGTACCCTATAGATTTGGATACTTACAACGGTCAAATTTACATCAGAGTTCGTGGACGGCAGATGTCTATGCGGATTACATCCAATCAAATTGGTACGCAGTGGCAGCTTGGTTCTCCTAGAGTAGATTTGCGCGCTGATGGGAGAAGGTAGCATGGCACAGAAAAACGTAACCGCACCTAAGCTGCCTTCGGCAATAGGTGATAAGTACGACCCAGCGCTTATAAACCAATTAACCAACGTATTGCGGCTGTACTTTAACCAGTTGGACAACCCTGCTCCAATGGTAGCTAGTACGCAACGTAACGGCATAGACGTTATTGCAGGCTTGAGCTTTTTTCCTACTGGTAACACTACCGCCCCAAGCCTACCGACAGAAGCAGATTTAGCCAATTTGCGGGTGGGCGATATATACTATGACACATCGGCTAGTAACGTTTTGAAAGTAAAAACATGAGCCTACACGCACTTGCAAATAACATGGCAGCGCAAGGTCGCGGCCCTGACTCGACCCTTGTCCACATGTCACCCCGTGAGGTACATGGGCTACAAGCGTTGGCTATGGCAAATGGTGGAACGTTAACCATCAATCCTCAGACTGGTTTGCCTGAAGCAGGGTTCTTAGATAGCCTTCTTCCCGCTCTTGCAGGATTTGCTTTAAACGCATTCTTGCCCGGTGTTGGTGGCGCTATTGGTGGGGCTTTGGGGTTAGCTGGTACTGCGGCAGAAACTGTAGGCACAGGACTCTTAGTAGGCGGTGCAACTGGACTGGCTACAGGAAGTTTAGAAAAAGGCTTGATGGCTGGTCTTGGAGCATATGGTGGTGCTGGACTGGGCAGTTCTTTAGCTGGAGTTCCAAACACCGCTGCGGAGGCTGGATGGGGCGCTAGAGATGCTGGCATAAGTGCAGCAGCAGAAGCAAGCCCTGCTGCTACAGCCGCTCGTTTACAGTCTGGGGCTAATACCGCAATGAGCGCCCCACGGGACTTCTTAAAAGATAACGCATGGAATTTTGGTTTTGCTTCAGCCCCGCTTTTAGCTGGAACATTTGATGACCAAACATCAAGCGCATCAAAAATACATCCGGGATATATTCGTAAATATGATAAAGACCCCGTAACAGGCGCTCTCTATCAAGTATCTGCAACCCCCGCAGACCAATACACTGGCGGTATAAACTTTGGTGGAGTTCCTCAAGTTAAATACGGCGCAAATGGCGGATTGATGGGCTACGATGATGGCGGAGTTACTACGGATAACACAACTAACACCACAAACAATAAATCAATCAGATTTGGTGGCGTTCCCGAGTTAGATTTGACCGGTAGGGACATGAACGATAGACGTTCTGACTCTGAAAAGATACAAGATTACTTGATGGGGAAAGGGCAAAATCCTTTTTTGTTTTACCATAAAACCGCAAGTCCAGTTGAGAAAGCTGCGGAAGCAACAAAAGAAATTGCCAAGATAGTTGAACAACAACGTGGAACTGGCGGAGGTGGTGGAAGTGGTGATGCTAGAGGCATTAGTCCTATGGCTTTGGCAGGAGATGTAAACAGCTATACAAACGGAGCAATAGCTGCACTTATGGGGGAGCAAGCCGTGCCTGCGCCTGTTATCAGCCTATCGGATTCAGGATACGCCACTGCGGCTCAAGCTGAGTCTGCTCAGAACAAAGCGTTGGCAGCGCAGTATGGGATGTATGGAAACCCTAATGCCGTTGCAGGCCCAATGTCAAGCATAGGAGAAGGATTTGGTAGTCAAGGCCAGCATGCTGAAAATGCGCCTGCTTTTGGTGTAGGGTATGGTTCCCAAGGCCAGCATGCGGAAGGCAATACTGGAAGTAACGCAGGTGCTACATCACAAGGCTCCGCCCCCGGAGCTAGTGCAAGCTCTGCTGCTGGGCCTGCCGCTGGCGGTGATGGCCCCGGTGGTGATGGTGGTGGTGGTGATGGTGGCGGTGGTCACGGGGAAGGTGGTGGTCACGGGGAAGGTGGTGGTCACGGGGAAGGTGGTGGTGGTGATGGTGGCGGTGGTGGCGGTGGTGGCGGTGGACAAGCCCGTGGTGGTTTGAATTTGCATGGGCGCTACTATCCTCCAAGCTACGCTTACGGAGGCGGCATTGCTGCTTTAAATCAAGGCGGCATGTATAACCTTGGTTCGTACTCTGATGGCGGAAGGCTGCTACGTGGCCCCGGTGATGGCGTATCTGATGACATCCCTGCAACAATCGGAGAAAATCAACCTGCGCGTTTAGCTGACGGTGAATTTGTAGTACCGGCGCGTATTGTTTCTGAGTTAGGTAATGGTTCTACAGAGGCTGGCGCACGCAAGCTGTATGCAATGATGGACAGAGTTCAGAAATCCCGCGCTAAGACCGTAGGCAAAGATAGAGTTGCGGCAAATACCCGCGCAGATAAATACCTTCCCGTATAAGGAATAGATCATGTCTGACAATACAACCACACAAACAAATATACAGGGCTTTGCCCCCCAAATTGCTCCTTATGCAGAAAGCACATTAGGTGCAGCCGCAAAAGCGGTAGAAGCTCCGTATCAAAGTTATGCAGACTGGGCAAAGCAACGTGGTCTTTCCGGAGACCAAGTCCAAGCGTTTACCGATTTACAGAAAAAATCATTTGCAGGCGCTGAAGGTCTTGCACAAGATCCATATTCTCAAACCGCTGCTCAAGGTATCCAAGGATTAGCCCAAAGGGCTGGCGATCTTAACTATGCACCAACCCAGTTTGGAAACCAATTCCAAGCTCCCGGCGCATATCAGACTGGTCAGTTTAACTATCAACAAACTAATGCGCCAACTCTGCAAAACTACCAAATGGGGCCAGCAGAGCGTGTAAACACACAAAGCTTTGCTCAACCGGGATCAGCAGATGCTTACATGTCCCCATACATGCAGAATGTGGTGGACATTCAAAAACGTGAGGCTCAACGTCAATCTGGTATTCAGGGTACTCAACAACAAGCCCAAGCCGCACAAGCGGGTGCTTTTGGCGGTGGTCGTGATGCCATTATGCGTGCAGAACGGGAACGCAACCTTGGTCAACAGATGGGTGATATCCAAGCCACTGGCTCTCAAGCTGCGTATCAGCAGGCACAACAGCAATTTAACGCAGAACAACAAGCAAGATTACAGGCCCAGCAAGCAAATCAACAGGCTGGTTTAACTGTAGGTAGTCAAAATTTAGGTGCAAATCTTGGTATCCAGCAACTTGGAGCGGGCCAAAATATGCAGTCCCAGTTGGCAAATCAACAAGCTGGTTTAACCACTCAGCAGCAACAAGAGCAATCTCGTCAATTTGGCGCTGGACAGGGCATGCAAGCAGCTTCCTTGGGCGCTCAGTATGGCTTGGCTGGTCAACAAGAGGCAGAGCGTTCCAAACAGTTTGGAGCTAATTTAGGTTTGCAAGGTATGCAAGCTGGCATGCAGGGTTATGGTGCATTAGGCTCCCAAGGCCAGAACCTGTACGGTCAAACCACAAACAATTTGCAGTTGCAAAATGCTATGGGAACACAGCAGCAGCAACAAGCCCAAAACATGATAGATGTAAACCAGCAAAACTATGCTGCGGAACAAAACTATCCTTACAAACAAATTGGTTTTATGTCGGATATCATCAACCGACAGCCGGTATCTAATCTTGGTTCTACTGTTACCACTCCTCCCCCTTCTTTGATTAGTCAGGGTCTAGGCGCGGCAGCAGCTTATTACGGCGCTAAGAAAGCCGCTGGTGGAGCTATACGGTCACGCGCTGGTCTTGTGGATCTTGCCTTGAGCGGGATGTAAATTATGATTAACGTTCAAAATATCTCATCCAAGCTGGCATCTTTGCCAGATCAAGCTTTAAAGCAATATGCTGAGATGCACAAGGAAGACCCTTATGTGTTCTCTCTAGCTCTGTCTGAGTCCAACCGCCGCAAGGAAATGAGAGCGCAGGCACAGCAGCCTACGCCTCAACCCAAAGTGGTAGATAAAGAACTCGCAGACATGGATGTCCGTAAAGCATTGCCAGAGGATCTAGGCATTGCAAGAATCCCAGTAGACATGAACATGGCTGGAGGAGGTATTGTTGCCTTTGGCGATGGCGGCATGTCTCATTATGACAAGGGCGGAGATATTAAAAATGCAGGCAGTGATCCTAAGTTGGCTTATCGACAATACGCATTAACGCAAGCAAACAAAATGGGCTTAGACCCAGCCCTTGTTGACACCATTTTCCAAATTGAATCTGGGTATAACCCAGAAGCTCAATCACCAACAGGCCCGCAAGGAATTGGTCAGCTTACTAAAAATACCGGTAAAGCTTATGGCGTAAATCCAGAAGAACGTAAAGATCCATACAAAAACATAGATGCTTCCATAGCATATATGGCGGATT